TAGTGTTTATTTTATCTTTATCTTCATTCGCTAACGTTTTAGCACCTTTAAGACTACTAATTAATTTGTTTATATCATTGAACTGCTTTTCCAACATTTTACATTGATTATATAAAGAACATGCTGTATCTGAGTATGAATTATCAGCTCCTCTTGCTGCGGTTCCTAACCCCTGTAGGCCTCCCATACCGAGTGCCATTGCCCACTGTGAAGAGGCGGCTACAGAGGCTCCACCCGTTGCAGGTGCCAAAAGAAAAGCACCCAACAACATAGCGCCACCAATCCCCCATTTTGCAAAGTTATCCGCCCTACCTAGTCCCTTTGTTGGTTTAGGACAGTCGTCGTCACTCATTTAAATATATCTAGAAATAAAATTGCAGCAATTGCAATCACAGATACAATTGTATAGTATAATAACTGCTGTTGTGGCCATGTTTTCATAGATATCTCCATATCTATGTAACCATCATCATCGTCATTACCAAACAAAATAGTAAGCAAATTATCTATTATTTCTGTATCTTCAACAACAAGATCTGATATATCTGAACGCCAATCATCAACGGACTTATCGTAATTTGCTTTTAAGTCATTTACCTGTTTTTGACGTTCCTGGTTTTTTTTAGGAACACTATATGTATTTACGGCCTGTGAAATTATAGGGCCAAAGAATGGAATAAAATCAGCATACGAAACACCTCTATTTAGACTATTGTAATTATCAAGTTCTTGTGTTGTTGGTCTGAGGCACTGTGACATTATTAATATAAAAATATATTATTATAATAAAAATGGCAGAACCGATACCAGAGGAAGCAAGAACGGATTTGGAAAAAGTGTCAGAAAAAATTAACGAAGCTTGGGCGACTTCAGGGAATGTAGCTGCCTTATATGATAAATTAGTAAAAGAAGGTGGTGAAACAATTGAACAAGAAGTAGATGAGATACAAAAATATGTAAATGGTGAGATTGGTTTCGATGATTTATCACCAGGGGCAAAACAGTTGTATGAAGATAATGGTCTAAAAGAGAAATATGAAGAAATATGTGATTCTGTAAACGAAACATTAGAAAAGGTGTCTGGTATAAATCCTGGATTTAAAGTAGGTGATAAATTCCCTGAACTAGGCGAAAAGGGACGCGATGTAATTCAAAAAACGCTGGATAAGTTGACGGATGGCGGAAAAGTAGAAGTTGTTGAAGGTGTAAAAGATGAGTTAAACAAAGAAGTAAAGAAAGGTTCCATGTCTATAAAAGACATGGGTCAGTATGCTGGGATGATAGGACTCCTTGGTAGTGTTATAGCAGCTGTAGTGAAAGGAATACTTCTTATAGACGTGTTGAAAAACTTGGCGAAAATGGAATCCGGTTGTTTTGTTTCTAGTGCAAAACATTCTGTGAGTCCGACTATGGTTATCGAAGATGACAATTGTAAGAATCTTAGTAAATATTGTGATTGTAAGAACGAAACAGATACACAAAAAATGCCCGCGTATCTCAACAATAAGTGTCCCGGTGCAAATGTTGATTCCACGTATGCATGTGGTGATAACGATTATGTATACACATATAGAAAAATTTCATGGTTTGAAGCTCTTGCAGGATTTATAAACGCGTTTGCAAGGGCCGCTGCCGGTGGTGCCGGTGGACTTGAAAAATTATTAAATTGGCTTTCTGAGCACGGGATGACAGCGTTTATTATTTTTGTTGTTATTCTCAGTATAGTATTTTTAGGACCACCTCTGATCGAACTTATTAAGAATTTATAACCCACAATTAAAAAAATAGCACAATATAATTTTAGTTATGGATCCTCCGGCTCCTCGTAAAAAGCAACAGGCTAAGGAGAAGGCCAAGTCCAAGGGTAAGATTTACTCACAAAAACATATTAGAATGGTCACAGAACTACGCGAAAAGTCCGCACAGAACCCTGATCCTCCACAGAAATAACCTTGAATCTGTTCGTTTTCTTTAGAGTCGCTCCTCCGTTTGTTACAAAGGACTTCATCCTTTGTACCTCACCTGGTGACATCTTTCTGTCGTACTTTAGAGCCACTGTATTTTTTCCTATTAGCAATCGCGTACTTGCAGCCATTTATATTACTTACGAAGAGTTTTTTCCATACTGTTGGGGAAACCCTTGGTTGGGTATTCGGATTTGTAGGGTTTGGTGCAAACGGGGGGCATCACATCCATAGGGGGGCGGTCAAAACCACCCATATCGCTGTGTTCATCATACTTCGAGGGCTTCTGGCAATACATTGTATATAAATAGACGAGAAAATCTTTAAGTTAGTTACTGAAGGCCAAGCCTGCCATGCCCTGCTTTATCCGAAGTATGTTCCAGTTTACTGCGTACATATTTACGTTTGTGCTGTCACTGGCACCCGTGGCCTTAAACTCCGCGTTATCAAGTCGAGAGAAGTTACACGAACCAGTTGGCACGTGCTTGGAAGCCTTCATGGCGAAGGAATACATGTGTGGGTAGCATACAGCAGAACTCTGTACTTCATCTCTCCAAACTTCGGAGTAATGTTCACAGTGATAATATGGTTGAGCTAATACGAAAAAATTAGTACCCATAGGCGAATCAAATACCTGTGTACCATTCAAATATAACATGGCATTATTACCAATACTATAGTTACTACCATCAGTAACATCAGTAAAATGTAACGACTTAACTGGGTGATTGAGTAGAGAAAGATCCCATACAGGATTCGTGCCACCAACTGTAGGTGGAATCTTTTGAACTTGTTCAATTAGTAAAGTGTGATCATTATTGGTAAACCACTCTCTTTCGGACGTATCAAGTACAATATATTCCGCATAAAACTTAATGGGATTTGGGTCCACTGAAGAAAACTTAATTTTTATTTCAACTTCGTGATATTGTAAAGCCACCAGAGGTAATCCATAATTATCACAAAATGAAAAATGAAGTGGTGTTATTCTCGATGTACGAGTCACATCACCAAACATACCCTTGGCACCAGAATCTACAAGATGAGAAGGCCATATAATATTAGCAAAAGTGGAATCCTGACGATCGATCATCTGACCACCAATATAAAGTTCTAAAACGGTTGGTTTAGTTAATCTAGAACCAAGTCTATTTTCCCATTCACTATCACCATGATCCAACCACACACCACATATGATATCTCCTTTATTAGGAATCTTGAGGCTCACTTCGCCGTTAGCAGACACAGAACCCATTGGCAAAAGTTCAACAGGCTTCATGGCAAAATTGGTGTGACGAGAGTACTTCTGACGAAAAAACGAAACCTCAGGCTTGCCTGTGAGGTACACGTCCTGGGCTCCCTTTGCAACTAGGTCGACTAATGCTCCTGACATTGTTTATTGTAATACTATATTAAAAAAATTGAGCGCCTATAACACAAGAAGGGGATGGTCGTCTTTCAGGCACTCTCTTGGGAGGCTAGAGACTGTGGTGACGAAGAAAACAATGAACCTGTGGAGCACCTTATCAGCATTTTTGGTAGGACAGAAGATGGAAAGTCTGTCAGTGTAACAACCGCATTTAAACCCTACTTTTTCATCAAGTTGGACAAAAACGTAACCGAGTCTGCCGTAAAAAACCAATTTTCCAAATTAGAAAAACTCGCTGAATCATATGATATCTTTAGGTTTAAGGATCTGTGGGGTTTTCAAAACAATGAACGATTTCCTTTCATGAAACTCAACTTCACATCTCTTGAAAAGATGAGAAAGTGTGCAGGTAAGCTTAGGTATCAGACCCCGCCTGTGAAGATATTTGAAGCCAATCTAGATCCGGTGCTTAGATTCATGCATAGGTCTGGTATCCAATCAACTGGATGGTTAGACACAGGTAACAATTGTGTGAGGGCCAATCTTACTCACTGCAACATAGACCTGTTCTGTAACAATTGGAAAACTCTTATACCGGTTGTGAATGATACAGTTGCACCCTTTGTAATGGCTTCGTTTGATATTGAATCTTACAGTTCAACTGGAAAGTTTCCGGACCCCGATGTACCTGGTGATGCTGTGTTTCAGGTTGCCTTCACCCTCAAGAAGGTGGGTTCGCCTGATATTCACGAAAGGGTCTGTTTCTGTTACAAAGAAACTTCTCAACCACCAAACGGCACTGTTCTGTGTTACGAAACCGAACGGGAAATGCTTTTGGCTGTGAGAGAATACATAATATCGTCTGACTTTGATATTTTGACTGGTTGGAATATCTTTGGGTTTGACTTGGAGTATCTTTACAAACGCGCCTTGGTGAATGGTTGTCTCGAGGAGTTTTGTTATCTTGGGCGTATCAAGGAGCAGGAGTCCCAGCTTACCATCAAAAAGCTTTCTTCCAGTGCACTGGGTGATAACTTGTTGAAATTGCTCCCGATGTCGGGTAGATTCATCTTTGACCTGTTCCACGAGGTGAAGCGCGAACACAAACTGGAGTCATACAAACTGGATTACGTGTCTAACCATTTCCTGGGAGACCGTAAGATTGATATGTCTCCCAAGGAAATGTTCAAGCGGTTTGTGGCGGAGGACCCTGACCAATTGGGTGAGGTGGCTGAGTACTGTATCAAGGACACAGAACTACCCCACCGATTAGTTGACAAACTCTGCAACCTCCTGAACCTACTGGAGATGGCCAAGATTACTTGGGTTCCTATTAACTATTTGGTGGAACGTGGGCAGCAAATCAAAGTTTTCAGTCAGATTTGTAGGAAAGCTCGTGAAAAGGATTTCATGGTGCCCACAATCCCTTATGGTAAGGGTCAAGACCAGTACGAAGGGGCTACAGTCTTGGAAGCCCAAAAGGGAGCCTACTATACCCCAATCACAGCCTTGGATTTCGAGGGTTTGTATCCATCTATTATGATGGCACACAACCTCTGTTATTCAACCCTGGTGTTGGACCCCAAGTACGATAACCTTCCGGGGGTAGAGTACGAAAGTTTTGAGATTGATGGGAAAACCTACAAGTTTGTTCAGAATGTTCCTAGTCTAATCCCAGATATTCTCTTGGAACTCAAGATGGCTCGCAAACAAGCCAAGAAGGACATGGCTGCAGCCACCGGACAGATGAAGGCTGTGTACAACGGTAAACAGTTGGCCTACAAAATATCTGGTAACTCTGTGTACGGTTTTACGGGAGCCGGGAAGGGTATGCTACCCTGTGTGCCTATTGCAGCCACTGTGACCTTTGAGGGGCGTCACATGATTGACCAGACCAAGGAAAAGGTGGAGGCCGAGTTCCCGGGTGCCATAGTGAGGTACGGTGACACTGATTCAGTGATGGTTGAGTTTCCCATGGATGGGCGGACCGGTCAGGAGGCTCTGGATTACAGCTGGAAGTTGGGTGAACAAGCTGCGGAGATTTGCAACAAAATGTTCAAGAAACCCAAGAATCTAGAGCTTGAGAAGGTGTACTGGCCTTATATTTTGTACTCCAAGAAGCGTTATGCGGCCAAGATGTGGACACAGGGCAAAGATGGAAAAATGAAGATGGATTACGTGGATGTCAAGGGACTACAGTTGGTTCGGCGGGACAACACGCGTCACGTGAGGGAAGTGTCTAAGGAAGTTTTAGATATTCTTCTTGAAAGTGACAACGCCGAACCAGCAAAGGTCCTTGCTCGTGAAAAGGCGCGCGAACTTTTGGATGGAAAGGTTCCTCTTGAAAAGTTGGTGCTTTCTCAGAGTTTGGCGGATACGTATAAGGTCAAGGGAACTGACGTTAATATAATTACAGGCAAGTGCACTCGGACAACTACCAACGAACAAGGTAAACCAAAGGTAGAAACATGGGTGGACACAGCTAAGATTAATGAGGTTTCTCTAGCTCATGTACGGGTTTACAACAAGATGCGTGAGCGAGAGCCCGGTTCCGAACCCAAACCCGGTGACCGTGTACCCTATGTCCTGATAACATCTACCACCAAGAATGCCACCCAGGGAGACCGTGCAGAGGATCCGGTGTGGGTCCAAAAGCACAACCTTCCTCTAGACTATGATTACTATTTCACCAACAAGTTTATGACCCCAATTTGTGACTTATTGGAGCCATTGGTCGAAAACCCTAAAGAAGATATTTTTGGTGAGTTGTTACCAAAGAAGAAAACTAGGATGAAGAAGAATGCATCTATTACCGACCTTTTTGACAAGCATAAACAAAAGACGCTAGATAATAATAAGTAATAATGTCGGAAGCAATACTCAAGGCTATTGAGGATGAAATTGCAAATCAGGTGAATGCAAAACTTTCAAAGTATATAGAACGTGTATCTAAAAGACATGGAATACCTTTGAAACTTTTGTTAGAGGATGTAGCTGTGCTAAAGGATGTGAAGGACACTCAATGCAAGGGTGTCGTGAAGGGTGGCACTCGCTGTAAGCGCCGAGGTGCTCACGACGGGTATTGTGGTTGGCACCTCAGTCAAAAGAAACAGCAGAAGGTTGTTACTCCTGCTCCGGTTGATAATGTGGTAAGACACACTCATCCGGTTGGAAAACCGTTGTTTTTGAAAGGGTGTCCGGCTTGTGAGAGAACTTCTTCCAACAAACAAAACTTACTTATAGACATGTAACATTTATAAGTTAATGAACAGCCGTTCTGAGATACTTCTCGGTTCTATTAATAATTTTTACTCCGAACAAAAAAATGCGGAAAGACTTCGTGATATCATAGAGAAAAGGAGTGGGGTTTCACTTAGAAACCTAGAATGGTTCATAACTAACTATTCAAAAAACACAAATTTGAGTTATACTACATCAAATGGTAAGAAGTTTACTGTACATTGTGCCTACAAATCAAGTCTGGACGGATACAGTAAAAAACTTTTTGATCCGTTTTGTAGGACTGAAAAGTTTGATTTTAATATACCAAATACAGATGTTACATTAAAGACCACAGTAGCCCAGTTGAACTTTATCATGTGGTGTATAAAGAACAACGTTATTAATTATTTTTTGGAAAACAAGGATACACTTCTACATAAAAAGTAAATTACAAAAGTCATTTTCGTATCTTAATATAATGTATCCCAAAAAGTGTGTACTTATGTTGTATGTGTTTGAGGTTGCAGAATCCAGAATGTGGCCGTTAACATATGTTTTACTTGACTCCATGACACTAAAGTCCAAAGCACCCGACGGAGAGGGTTCTCTGGGGTTTAGACTAAATGAGTAAGTGTATATGTTTCTGAAAGGTGCGGAATACCCATGTGTATTTGGTACCACATATTTATAATAATTTGAACCAATTGTTTTTGTGAAGGGTGGATTATATGGGCCAAGGAAGGCCAGTTGTGATGTTCCATTTACGTATATTCTGGCATCACTCATGACCTGATTGTCTGACTCGTATATGGGGTTGTACGTGGGATTACTTGAAAAATTGAATCTGTTTTCGAAATATACGTTACTGGTCTTATCTTCGTACCTTTTATCTCTTAAAAACCAATGAAAGGCTTTAACCGGGAGCGATGATACCAACTGGTCTTTATATGTAGATGTATTTGAAGGAAGTTCAAATATTGGCTGTCTCTGAACACCATCGTACATTACAGTCATTGTTTTCGACATGTAATAATCTGCTTCCTCTGGTGATAGAGTGGCTTCTTCTGTCACGAGCTGAACCTTGTCGAGTGATATAGCTGCCGAGTTTGAAAAATACGTTATTGGGTTGAATGTAACACTGATACATATATCTTGTTTTTTGCATGCACACGTTAAGAAGAAGGGGTTATATGTGTCTGCAGAACTCAGTTCACTACCTGTCGAACTATTGTTCATCCAGTTACCTGGTAAACTTGTTTTGTATCTACTAAAAAAGAAATTAAGTGGTATATAAAGAGGTATTTCTTCGTTTGAAGGTGGTTGAGTTCCTAAAGGATTACCTCCGTTAATTAAATAATTTTTTCCAAACTTTTCTGTGCTGTATGCGTACAGTTCGTCATGTATAACATTCCAATCACCAGTGACCGTTTGTACTGTTGTCTCTCCCACAATAAATGAATACTCACTTAGGATTGCGTTTCCTACTTGGTCGCAGTAGTTACCACTTGGTAAGGTTAATTTTAAATAACAATTGGTGAGTATGTCTCCGGCTGTTTTTGGGTTTATATAGAATTTTAGAGTTGTTCCAAAAGGCCAATTTGTTGCCGGATCAACATTTCTATATAAAGGTCTTGAATCATAGAAAAGTGTAAAGTTTGTATGTTTTACAGGTTTGAACGACCAAAACGAATCATTTATATTAGATGTGTTGGATGTTAGATATTCATCTTGTTTACCTATTGCACTAAGGCTAAGTATGGCTCCGGTACCTGCCATTTGAAAGTAATTAACATTTTATTACATCCATTTTCCACATGTCTACGGTTGTCAGTTTCCTAAGTTCTACAAGCTTATCCTTGAGTTCCTTCTCCTCTGTGAGCATCTTCTCAATAGCCTCCTCAGTGTACTGATAGGTCTTGATGTTCATCAGGTGGTCAAACGGCTCGGCGAACCCGCTTGCCTTGAGGTCCGTCTCGATTTCCTGCTTCTTGCGCCTAAACACCACGATTTCATTATCTACAACCATCTGTATGAACCGAGCCTTCTCACTGAGAAGCTTACACTCCTCGGTGATGGTCCGAACAAGATGGGCCTTGCGCTTTTTGTAGGTGTCCAACCGAATAGCAACAAAGTCTACCAAAATATCTTCTGCACTTTTGTACTTCTTGATTCCATCCTTGGGGTGGAACAGGTGCATATTTGTCGTATGGATTGCTTTGGTCATCTTGAGGTCTTTGTTGATATCCTTACCAGAGTACCCCTCCACCACAAAATCAACCGACTCTGTGGTGCTGTTGTTCTTGTACCCGGTAATTGTACCCTTATCAACCAAGGTATCTAGGTGCTCTTTGAAGTCCTGTGTCCACCTACCCGGGGGTAGTTCCCTCACGTGATACTTACCAAGCCCGGTGTTCTGACACACACCCCGAGCAGTCCAAGTACCCTCATCTTCGTCTTTGGTTACTGTACCCTTGAATCCACCGAACCAAGGATTCATTGGAACCAGTGCATTTCCCTCCAATGCACGAATAATGTTAGCCTTAACATCCTCTGGGTTGTAAGGAGGTACATAGGTGCTAAAACCGGTACCAATACCCTCCGTCCCGTTGATGAGTACCATGGGAAGGACAGGGACAAAATACTCAGGCTCAATAGACCGACCATCGTCATCCAGATATTTAAGTACCGCCTCATCCAAAGGGTCAAAAACCTTCTGAGCCGCTGGTGTAAGGTGTGTGAAAATATACCTCGTCTGAGATGCATCCTTACCACCCTGAAGCCTGGTACCAAACTGACCACAGGGCTCCAGTAGATTCATATTGTTAGAACCCATGAAGTCCTGAGCCAGCTTAACTATGGTATCAGCTAGGGACACCTCGCCGTGATGGTAACTGGTAAACTCTGCAGTCATGGCAGCCAATTGAGCCACCTTCAGTTCATTTTTAATTTTTTTGCGAAGGCACGTGAACATGACTTTCCTTTGGGACGGTTTGAACCCGTCGGCCACATTGGCAATGGAACGGTGCAAGTCAGCCAAGCTAAAGTTTACAAAGTCCTTGTGAATGAAGTCCGTGACCCTTAGGTTATTGATATTGCCATAGGCCACCTCCAACTCCTCACGGGGCTTAGCAGTGCTCTCAAGAAGCCAAGTCTTGCGATGGTCCGCTCGCTTCTTGTCAAATGCTAGAACCAGGGACTGCTCGGTCCCCTCGTCAGCCTCAAACCCTACAGTCAGGTTGTTTAGGTTTTTGAAGTACTCTTGGGCTTCCTTTGATGTTGATGTACCAAGTCCCTTGTAGTACTTAATCTTCCAAGAGGACCGGTTCTCACTCTCGTACCATTGGCGGTATGAGGTATCTGTGTAAAAAGGTATAACCTTAGAACCCTTGGTTGCCTTGATTATGGGTGTCACCAGACTCACAACAAAACCCAATTCCAAAAGTTCTGGCCAGAAGAAGTGGATGTTGTTAAGAATCAGACCCTTGATGTGACTTCCATCGTTATCTGCATCAGTCATAATCATAAGATGACCGTACCGAAGCTCCTTCAGGGAGGTATAATTCTTTTCCTGTTGGAGCCCCAGAATCTTCTTAAGGTCAGAAAACTCTTGATTGGCCATGATTTGTTTGACCGACGCATCACGAACATTCTTACACTTACCCCTCATAGGGAACACACCGTATCGGTCCCGCCCAACAACCGAAAGTCCCGCAACAGCCAGGGCCTTGGCCGAGTCACCCTCTGTAACTATGAGGGTACACTGCTCAGATTTGGCTCCTCCGGCCCAGTTGGCATCATCTAACTTTGGAATACCGGTAATCTTAGACTTCTTAGAACCATCCGTCTTTTTGAGTTCTTTCATTTCCCTAAACTTTGATAGGGCAGTAACCTCGTCTTGGATACCAGTCTTCAAAGCGGCCTTCACAAAAGTGGGGGTACTCAGAAATGAGCTACCAAAAGATTGAGCCTTGGAAGTACAGTCAGACTTGACTTGACTCCCAAACGTTGGGTTCACAAGGGTTGACCGCACAAACAAAAACAAGGTTGACTTTACATATTGGGGCTTGAGTTGAATCTTCTTCCCAAGCTCATCAATAATACCAGAAGTCAACACAGATGCAACGTGGTCAACGTGGGTTCCACCCTTGGTTGTGCAGATACCGTTCACGAAAGATACCTGTTGAAAACCATTATCAGAAGGTGCCACCGCAACAGTCCACCTATCTGTGGTAATGCTAGCTATCTTGGTCTGTTCCTCAATATACATTTTAGCATAGTTTTCAAAAGTTATCTTTTTGATTGTTTCACCCTGAAAGGAAACCTTACACTTGGGGCTTGTGGTAATCATAGCATCCCAGACCCTCTTTTCGATAATCTTGAAAAGGGCCTCGTCGAGGGCTGTCATCCCAAAGCGACCCCAGTCTGGTTGAAAGCAAATATTCACAGAAGATTCCTTCCCGGAATACTTGGTAATCTTGGCTGGGTTGCACTTTGACATGTTGTTTTCCCACTTCTGTTGGTACTTTACTTTGTTAACACCATCCTTGATAGTTACAACGAACATCTTAGAGTACACATTGGCCAACTTTGCACCGTATCCATTCCGACCACCGGTGACACGCTGTTCGTTATCATTGTAATTGGTGCTCGTAAGCAAGTGTCCAAATGTAAGTTCGGGGTTCCAAAGTCCCTCTGTGGGGTGTTTCTCTACTGAAATACCACCCAAAGGTCCTGAGTTTTCCACAGAAATTAGACCAACTTCACGATCCACCAGGACGGATATGTTTTTAGCCTCATCTGGGTGGAGAGAGTTACGGTCAATAGCGTTCACTAAGATTTCATCGAAAATCTTCAGAAGCGCCGAAGAGTACGAAAGCGACTTTTGAGTAAACCTCTCGCCATCCAGTACCCAATAGTTGCCAGTAGACCTTTCAGTTGGTCCAACATACGAGTCTGGTCGGATGAGGATGTGTTCGACATGTGTCACCTTCTGTATCGTCTCCATTTATCTATAAGTGCCATATACTTTTAACTGTGTTTGTGACAATTTTTTTCTATGTCTACATTATATAAATATGGGAAACAGCATGTCAAATATCGCGATGGGTACAGCCCTAATAGCGGCTATTTATGTTATAGTTATGTTACTTCCTATGGAAAACGAACACAGGAAGTTAAGAATTATTGCCTTTCTTTCTAGTATACTGTTTGCAACTATAGCGAGTATAAATATTGATACATACAGACGAGCATCTGGTAAAATAAAGGATGATAAAACGGCTTTATCCAATCGCAATTTTACAGCTGGTGTACTCACCCTTTCTCTTTTATCCATCCTCATAACCAGTGGAATCGAAATTAAATCAATCTTTTCTCCATCACCATAACCAGTGAAATCGTTCTTTTAAACACAATACTCATCTGCATCAGGCCTCCTCAGGTACCTATCAAATGATTCAAAATAATTGTAAAACTCTTGTGTACTTAGAGATTTTGAAACTGGTGCTATTCTTTTACCCGATACTTCTCTGTTCATTAGCGTTTTAATATTAATCTTGTGAGCCTTATTTACGTAGCACCATTTACATACTCTACGTCCCTTGAGGTTCACAACTTTGATATACTTTTCATTTAGTGTCATGTCACATGGTACAAGTTTTCTAAAATTGTAATATCTTTTCCAAAATAAGTCAATCTCATTTATTGGTTGTTCAATCTTAATCATTACATCGAGTGGATGTTTGCAGAATGAACATGTGTAACACCAATCAACTTTAAATTTCCAAGGGTGCGACATAGTACCTTACTGTAAGTGAGCCCAAAAACTCTATACCTATTGGGAAATTATCTTCCAAACATATAATGTATGATTCATTCATGTGTTTTTCAAAAACTTTTTTTATAAGATCCATATTCACTTCCACAACTCCATCAAAATTTTTTAATTTATAAAATATACATTCTTCAATTGTGTCACCAAAAATTAATTTGTTTTCGTTCACCTTAATTGAAGAATGACCATTTGGCAATAATTTTGGTGGATTCATAACTGCAATTCTTTCAGGTAACCTGGTTCCCCATGTGAGTACGTCCCCCTTTCGGTACCTATAAGAAATATCTCCAAAGTGTGCATAAGTATCATCGAAACGAACAACTGTAAATATTTTAAAAAAATCTAAAAGAGTGTAGTCTATTGTTATTGCCATTTCGATTTCATCTTTGACGAGCACGGGTACGATAGTTTCTTCAAGGGTTGTATCATCCAGTATCATATTTTGGATCATACATTGTCCCTCTGTGTACACTATGGTACCTTCGCGGGTATTGAGATGTTTTGTTTCCACAATAATCATTTATTTTTTAGAGGCTATATTGTTTAATTACATCCAGCCCAACTTTTCAAATATCCGGGTAGCGGAGCACAGTATGCATATTTAGCTAATTCTCCAACTTTCTGCATACCAGTAGCAAGCTGTTCTTGTGCCTGTTCTTTGACCATTGGTAAATTTCTTCCCATTTGTATAAAAGCGTTAGATATAATAGTTTGTATAAGATTTAACATTTTTTGGGCCGGAATAATGACATACTGGCCTCCACCGTATACAATACTTAAAAGTGCCTGAGCCCTTTCATCTTCTGCATATTCTACATAATAGTATCGTACATTCCAGATAACAACAAAACAAAAAAAGTAACAATATAGTAAGTAAAAAATCCCCCCGGAGTGTTGTATAACTATCGGTATTGGCATTATTATACCGTGATAAGCCACACGCCCTGCCATTGTAAATGGTGCTCTAGCACCATCTCTGAGAGCTTTCATTAATCCTTTGACAGCCCGATCACGAAAAGCCTTTGGAATCTTACCACCTGGAACATTTTCAATGTTTGCTTTTTTTACTGTTAGATTCTCAATAACCTTTACTCTTTCCAACATTTGGCGCACAAGGCTTCCCGTTTTTAAATTGACGCCAGCACCATTCAAGGATTGCATCCCATCTTGTTTCATTACATTAAGTAAGCCCATGAACATTCCGGCAATTTCATTTCTTTGATTCATGAACATCTTTTTTACTTGTTCTTCTGATAAACTGGTTTGTACTTGTGCTGCGTTTGTTTCTGGATTAAAGTTTCGGTTGGGATCTTGTAATTGCTGTACCGCACTTCCCAATAAAAGATTCCTGTTTGTTTTTCGTTCTACAAGTTGAAGCTGTTCGGTCATGATTATTATTTAGTTGAGAAAAAATATTGTAGTACAATAATAATGTCAGTTACTCCTTTAGACCGAGAGGTGTTTGAAATCATATGGGAAGAGGGTCAAAAAAAGATCGCTCGTGATGGAAAGAAAGCTTTAAAAAGAACTCTTGAACAGGAAATAGAGTCTTGTGAAAAGGAGAATCCAACGATTCAACGATTACAGGATACCTACCAGTTCTACCTTAAAAACCCCACCCCGGCTAATAGAGCAGTAGTATCAAAAATGGTAAATTATATCAAAAACCCAACCGCCAGGAACATGTCGTTGTACAAATCAGCCATCTTAAGCGCTTCAAAAGGTATTCCGGTAGGGGCATAAAAATTAAACGATAGTATTATGTATATACATGGCTGTTATTGTTCATAACCCAGAGGGTCCAGTATTCTTGGGTGTATCACCCGATAACCCTTACAAAGAAATTCCTATGTCCGACGATGGAGATGAAAGGGAACAGGTGGACTTTGGGGGAACAGTTTTCCTGATACCCAACAGATATGTCCAGGACGCCTTAAATCTCGATAAACAGTCACACAATGTAAGGGTGTTTGCAATACTTGACTCTATAATGAATATGTTTAATTTTATAGCAACTGGTTACATCGTATCAGTTCTGTTATCTTTTATTTCAATTTTGGGGTACCAGGGTGCTCTAAGATACAACAGAATGCAGCTATTCGGCTATATGTCATACCAAGTTGTACTCACAATAGGAAGGTACGCAATGTTGACCAATGCGATAGCAAATCACCAGTATGATAACATCACCTATATCATATTGCCCCTAATGGCACTTGTACAGACTTGGATAGCGTGGTACGTCATTAGGTTCTACAGGATGTTACCAAATTTTGGTACAAGATACACTCAAGTAGAGTAGGCCCTAATGATAAGAAGAGTCATGGACCTTGAACGGGCTCGTGAACGTATTCGCGCAGCTTACAAAAAGATTGAAGATGAAAAGAGATCTAGGCAGGTGAAGGTCATTACACTGGATAAGGTTGCAAGTATAATGACCAACAGACCTGTTCAAGCTTGCACAAAAAATGCAGTATGTCAGGCCCTGTGTCTCACAGGCAAAAAGTGCACCTTCAAGGCTACGTCACCCTGTGGAAAATTTTGTAAGAAACATATAATAGTGCAAGATGGATAACCCTGTAGTCCTTTCAATGTTGGTTTACCTAGTTATGAGTCAGGTGGTTCCCAAAGTTATAAAACAACCCATTGGGATTGGTCCAATTGATGACATGATAACTCTCCTTCACGCTCAGCAGAGTGCCCTGGTTCCAGCAACTCTAATTGTCGGTCTGTCTGTACTGATAGCGACTCGATTAATTGAGTCCGAATAGTTTCCTTCTCCAACAAAATTCTTGTATATTCATGATTTACATATCTAACCTTGTTGTCATACGCATGTTTCATGTATTTTTTTAATTCTTCATAATCAGGATCACCCCAAAACATATACGCAGAATACAGGAAATCATCAACACCGACCGTTTTCATTCTACAACTGATAACGTACTCTGTATTGATGTATTCAACTGCTCCACCGTATTTACTTATTATAACCGGTTTATCTCTCAGCGCGGCTTCAACCGCCCCCATACCCACTCCCTCTGAGTTTGAAAAACTGACATAACAGTCACACGCATCGTGTATCCTATCCATATGTTCTTTTGATAGAAGTCCGTTTATAACCAAAACATTTGGTATCTTCACTTTTACATCCTCTTTGCACGTGGCTTTTAGTACCAATTGGGCATCTGGAAGGTTGAGCTCCTGAAAAGCTCTCACGATTTTTCCAACCTGCTTTCTGTGGTCAATTATATTACCTATGTGATAAAAGACATACTTCTTTGCGTCGCTTCTGTCCGGGCACGGCTCCGGTAAGGGTTCCCAGTGCCTGACAACCTTAAAGTCAGTACCTGAAAATTGTCTCGAAAATACAAGTTTACAAAACTCACTCGGAACAAGTATCATATTGAACATGGCAAAGAGTAATCCATAGTCGGGGTGGACCGTTTCGGTTTCACATACCGTCATACACACTACATTCTTTGCCACCAGTTTTATCTTTTTGAGTCTTTCCAACCATATCGGTATAGGTAATGCAAATGCAAAAACTTCCGCCCCAGTAAAATCAACTGATAAGTCTCCAATATCAACCACTTTACCGTCAAGGAGTTCTGAATACTTTAACATTACTTGGCCTATGCCCGATAGAGGGTTGGGGGATATGAGGTACCTGACCATTTATATTTTTAGGGGATTTTATCTTAAAGTAGAGAAATAAGACAACTGATATACCTGCAACCAAATACCAAAAAGGCCACTTGGGCTTGGGTTTTTCTGGTGTTAGCGCCTTTTCTACTATCTGTCTAGCGTTTATATCTATGAGTTGATCAACCTTTCTACAAAGTTTTTCAATTTTTTTGTCCACGGTTCTGTCTGGATACATAGGTTTGTATTTTTGATTTACAAAGTTTGAATCAACATGTACGTAACCATCCATTAGTATGGTCTACTATATAAATACTGTGGAATAAATTTTATTCTACTAATTGACTTATTTAAAGCTTTTATTGATGTTGTGAGTTCATCCTCAATGTGTCTTGGATTGAGTGTTACCACCTCAAGCGTCATACTGAATGCAATGTCTGGGTCAAGTGTTGTGTAACTATTCAACGGTCTCATGTTATAGAGCCTGAACTGTATCTTTGATAGGGGGATTGGGTTGAAAAGGGCATCTTTTCTGTAGTAAGGTTTGTATGTTTTGCTATAAATAGTTGTTTCGTCTCTCTCCATGAATATTCTCTCAAATATGAGACCGTTCCTTTGGTCGTTTATCTGAGCTGTGGACGGTACAGACGGACACAGAACATCTATGTACTGAACACCTGTAGATGTGAGAGTGTTTGCAGTTGCATTTGAAACATAAAAATCAATTATTTTTAGACCAATTACACTGTCAATCTCTCTTGGCATGATGTTACTGCTGGGGGATGGTTGCATAAAGTCCAATACAAAATTATTGTTATTATCTAGCATTCTAGAATCAATGGTTATGTATTGGTGTGATTTTTCCATATATTAATTATAAATATTAAAAAAAAGGTATGTGGGCTGCGGTGAAATCTTTGTTTAGATTTTTGTTTCCGTCGAATGATATACCGTCACAATCTAGAGCAAGGTGCTCCGACCCGGAGAGTGCGTTTAAGACATACGATGAAGAGTTTTACACTGATGTGTCCAACCAACCAGAAGTATATAATGCAAGAGATGTTGTCATTGATCAGAAACAGGTTCAGGAAAAGTTTTTGGATATAGTGAAATATTATAATGATGTTATCATGACCAATACAATGGTTTTTTCTGAAGAAGAAATATTGGAATATCAAAAAAAGATTTTCAAAATTGAAAAGGAACGAAAGAATTATTCAAAATGTGAAAAACATACGGTGATAGATGTGGATGGTGATTTTTTCAAGTATATAATAAAAAAGGTTGAAAACCTACAATCAACTCTTGGGTCCTATAACAAGCAACTTTCATTTTTTTACAATAAATACAAACTCATATACGATTGGGTCTCGATAGTTATCATATTCATGTCATCATCTCTATCATTGATAGAAGGTATAACATTATGTTTTTCGGAAGAAAATACTGTTTCAACAATCATATCGTTGATAGTTAGCACATCTATAGCCGTTATGACGTCTGTTTTAAAGTTTAAGAACTACAAGGAAAAGTTGGAGGAACTGGTAAAGATGAGAGAAAAGATACACAATTGTCAGGCCAAGTTATTCACATTTGATAAAGAACTTAAGACCACAATTTTTTTATCCTCTAATAATAGTAATGTTGAGTCAACAACAATTAATTACACTCCTACCTCTCACTAGTGCTGTGTTTTTTGCAGGGTACCAGGTGAACAGAATAGATGAACTATTCACGAAAGTTCACGCGTCAGCGAAGGAAACAGCTGAAACCAGAGATGTGATATTGGACATACACGGTAGAGTGTGTGGTATAGAGCAGCACATAAAGAATATAGATTCTAAGTTAGAAAAATGAACCATACTCTGGTTAAAGACCTTCCTCACATAGGAACTTTATATAACAGATCGAGATACATAAACAGACTTTATAAATCTAAGAATAGAATTGAGGTTTATAAAGTATTGGTTCATGGAGTTTCTCAAAATTTTTTGGATGAGAGTGATATCATTCATATATATTGTGATGCGGATAGACGGGTTCTGGATGAGGACATACCAGTGGCCAATTGGATAATGGAGGAATTAGGGCCGGCCATCTCCGCGCCAGGCCCCGTCAGCCTTTCCGTACTCTTTGAGGCGGATTGATTCAAAGAGTTCCTGTTTGGACATGACCTTTCGCTCCTCTACAAACTTGGGGGTTGCCAACTTCTTGGGGGTGATCCCCCTCTCACGCATCTTGGGAGGTACGTAGGGCATCTTATAAATTGTTTGTCTAAAAACTTTAATTATCTCTGACCATAAAGTCTGTTGTTTACGCTAATTCTTCTGTTACCGTTACCATTTATGGGTGTAATTTCTATCATTCCTGCATTTGCGAGATTTTGTAAATATCGATTGATTCCGTTTCGGCTTGTGGGGAGGGGTATGTTTGTGAATCTAGCCCACTTATTGAGGGCTCGCTCCGCTGATTCTTTACCTAATGCTCCAATTCTAAACTTAGTGTTTAGGTTCAGTTCGAGTTTTGACATTCCCACATTTCTACGTGCTTGTGCCACCTGTACAGATCGTGACGAAGGTACAGCTGGACGGATAAATTCCAGTGGTGCTTCATCTACAAAATATTTTTGAAACACTTTAGCTGGCAATTGGATGTAATTTTTTAGAGTACGCATAACTTTTACAAATTTGGAATTGGGTCCCACAACTGGTGGTAAATTATAAAAAGATTTGAGATTCTTGTTACCAATAGATATATTTCTAATCCTGTTCGAATGAGCTTTGACTAACTGCCCTATAGAACGCTGAAGTTCTACTACCTTGGTAGCGGCCGCGTCTCTTTCTGGGCGTGATTTTCTGCGATTTTTTGCTATTCCACTTTGGTATTGTATCTGTTTTTGAAGTTTTCCAATCTTACTGAGAGTTGATTGGCGTATACTAAGATTCTTCACAAGTCTGTTTTTTTCGGTCTTGTTTAGAGCTATTTTTTCACTTGGGTTTAACCCGAAAGCGAAACGCCGAATTCTGTTTACAGTCTGGTTTCTGAATTGTCCCATGCGGCTTGGTCTGCGCTCAGCTGTACCAGCATTGGACATGTATCCTTCATTTAACACATAGGTACCCTGAACTGGATCCACAACAACCCTTTGACCGTTCACCATTCCCACATATCCAATATTTCCCTGGGAACCAGGTACAGGTACCAGGGCTTCATTTATAGTGACTTGTTGGGAAGGACCTTGACTACCAGCACTAA